GTCTTCATTACATATTGCCTGCGTATATGTTAAAGCGCTGGCGAGTGCCGACGATGCTGTAAGGCAGCGCCATGATGTCGTCAGGATTATTGATGCGCTTCAGATTGCGCTTGCTATACATTGCAATGCGCTGCACCTGAGCGGACGGCTCGACGCCAAATTCAGGGGCCATTTCACAGGCCAGATTATAGCGGAAAGCTCGCAGATAGCCCGGCGGGAACGTCAACTGTGTCGCCAGCGCGGCGGGGCGCGTCAGTTCCTCAACAGAGATAAAATGCCACTCCAGCTCGCGCAGCGGCTTGGGGTAGACAAACATATCAATGTCAGGGAACGTATTGTTGACGAATATTACCTGCGGATAGGTCGACGTGACCGTTTTGACGGCAATGCCATCATACTGCTGCTGATTGATGAATTTTACGCCGTAAGACACATTGGTCTGCGGGTCGCGAAAGTAAGTCGCGTCGTCCAGCAGAACAGGTCGATTACCGACAAAATCACCAGTCGGGCCGAGCGTCCGATTAAGTTCGCCGGGCGGCCACAGAAAGACCTGATCCTGAGTCGAAAAGACCGCCAGACGCTCCGTGTTCCACGAGTCGATCATCTGGTTCAACGCCATCAGCGCGTCCTGCGCCGTCTCCGCTGAAGGCGTTTCGCCTTCTGCGAGGACGCCCAGAAGTCTCAGCGCCCCGTTGATCTGATCGTACGCTGTCGTCATTTGGATCGAACCTTTCCCAGCCGTTCTCTTCGTCGGCTTCGGCTTCTAATTCTAGCGTAGCGATCTTAACGCCATGAATCTCATGACGCAAATAAATCAGGGCCATTTTACACCTATGGAAAGGGCCAGGCGGGCCGTAGCCCGCCCGTAGGGTTAAATTAGGACGCTAGAAGCGGGACCGAATACCAAGTCGTCGAGTCATACGCCACCAGAAGCGAGGACGTATAAGCCGCGAGGACATAGTTGGAATCAGCCGCAATAGCGTTGATGGCGTCGCCAGAAGCCGGCCAAACCTTCAGAACAGCGTTAGCGTTGTTCTTGAGGATGATCGTGCGCCCCGCGACAGCCGCCGGAAGAACGACACCTTTAGTGGCGTCTGCGCCGGAGACAAGCGTAAAGCCGTCCGAAACAGCCGCTGCGTTGGCCTGCGTAGAACCCGCAGCCGCAACAGTAGCCGTCGGCAGATAGAAACCGCCGGTCGTCGTAACATTAGCAGCGCTAACCGAAGTCGCGCCAGAGATGGAGCCTCCACTGATCGTCGCGCCCGTGATGGTTGTGCCAGCCACGAGTTCGGGATCAGAGAAGGCAACACCGACAGGTTTAGTGTTAGGCATTGCCTTCTCCTAGTGTTAAGCGATGCGGTAGATCGTGTAAGCCGCCGTGCCCGTCTTGCGGAAACGGAAGATAGCCGAAGACGGGTTGGTCGTCGTCGCGCCGTCGATCAGAACCGCGCTGCCAACGATAGTGTTGCCAGAACCAGCGCCGAACGTCACATCATTAGCGGCGTTGTCGCCGATATTGATGAAGCTAACGTCGAACGCCGTGTTGACCGCAACGCTTGGGAAAGCCGCGTCAATAAGCGCGCCCGTCGGGAACGTGTAGGTGCCGGCGTCCGTGCCGCCGGAATCAATCGTAACGATGCCGGTCGACAAATTAGCCGCCGTGATCGTAACCGTCGCGCCGGTCAGATCGGCAGACGCAGCCTGAGCGCGCATAAGCGGCTCGCCGCGAACGCCCGCCGAGAACTGATAGCCGCCCGTGCCCTGAGAAATCGGCGGCGTAGGGCCAAACGATTCAAGCGGGTAGGAAGCGCCCTGAGTAGTGATAGCCATGATCTAATGCTCCTTAATTTGAGAGGAAGAAGGGGCCGAAGCCCCCTCTGTTAGCCCCAAAGGCGAACCGCCATCTGCGGACGAATGACGCTGTAGCCATACAGAACGTCAATACGGCAGGGCAGTCGGTCGTTGTTGATGTCATACTGACGGACAACGCGGAGCGAGATACCGTTGTGAACCTGGCGCGAAGCCATGTCGACGCCCTGCGGGAGCAGGAGATCGGCCGTGGCGAACGCGATGGCGTCCTTGTGGTAGATCATGTTCTGCGGATACTGCGTCGAAGCAGCGCCAAAGAACGTGACGGCCTTACCAGAAACCGGCAGAGCATCCATCGTGGCGAGCGCCTGACCAGCCGAATACATCGCCGGGACAGTAACCGAAGCGGTGGTCGACGCCGTAACATCAGCCAGAGCAACGAACTGGAACAGCGAGCCGGTGGACTCACGGGTCTGCGGGTTGACGGCATAGCAGTCGGCAATCGTGAACACGTCGCCAGCCTTAATGACCGTCGAGCCAAGGCCCGTCAGAACGATGGTGGTCGAGCCTTCGGTCGTGACCGAGGTGCTGACCGTCACGGTGCCGGTGCGCGAGCCCGTCGTGAACTGCTTGATCGACTGCGACATATTCAGCTCTTCGTAGCCGAGAATGCCTTCACCGAAGATGCCGTTCTTGAACTGCTTCGAGATAGCCGAAACAGGGTTGAACAGGCCCTTCATGCCTTCGATCAGCGACGCGTTGGCGGCCGGATTGACCGTCGCGTAGCGCGGCGACATGACAGCGGCGTTCTCGTTCAGCTTCTGCTGCGCCTGCAACAGAACGAGCGACGTGGCCGGGGTCGTGCCGGGCGTGCCGACCGAGTTGCCGATGTATTTGAACGAGTTCGCAACGTCGGCGTCGATGGAGGACGCAAGCTGCGAAATACGCGGCTTCAGCACGCGTTCCGCAAAATCATCCAACTGCATCGTCAGTTCGGCGGTCGTGAAGTTGACGCCGATGTGCTTCTGCGACGAAACGGTCAGGGTCGTGTACTGCTCGTTGTCGTCCTGCACCTGAAGGGCAGCGCCGTCCGTGACCAGAGCGCGGTCGGGCAGACGGATGCGCAGGGTCGAGCCGATCTTAGCGCCTTCAACGGCGAAAGAGTCGTCATACTGACGGTTAACGGTGCGGGTGAGCACGAGGTTGTTTTCAAGGCCAAATGTTCAACCAGAATCGCTAATTCTGGCCCGCCCCTTTTCAGGAGCCGCTGCATGTCACCATGCAGAGCAGACTATCTCTTCACCTCCTCGCGGAGGGCTGTGCGCTTCGAGCCGCTTGGCTCTACTCCCTTTCGGGATAGTCGTTACACCTTACACTGATGAGGACAAACACCGCCATTGCGATGTTTACCGACCTGACAATTCATACATAGCACCTGATAGCCGGAAGGAAAAGCGTTTTTTCGCAGCCAATTGTAAAAAGCCGACCCGCCGCCGTTATACTTACCGCTGCGACGTTCTGTCGCGCCATCATTGTTAATATGGTCGATAGATAGAAATTTAGGCTCAGTCTCACCGCAACAAGCGCAAACAAACCCGCCGTAAGCCTCAAAAACTTCGCGGCGTATGCGGTCTTGATTACGTTTGGTTTTGTCGCGTTCAGCCTGTCGGATACGTTCTTCTTCTTCAGGTGACGCTTTAGCCAGTTTACGATTGCGCCATTCGCGGGATTGTTCGCGGGCTTTTTCCCGATTGGCAGCGCGCCACTCTCTCATGCGGCGGCGCTGCCTCTCTGGGTCTTTTTCCCGGTAACGGCGAGCCGCCTCCCGGTTTTTCTTTCGGACGAGTTCTTCCGGTGTCAGGTCGGAATTATTCTCGTCAGAGTCTTGGCTCGGTGTTTTCATGATATAACCCTACCATGACGTTCACCGAATTCACACAGTTATTTTTCCAGTTATCACTAACTGGGGAGACCGGTTAGTTAATCTCCAGAGCCTTCCTCGTGATCATATCAATTGTTAAAAGACTGTTACTCATTTCGTAGTCCTTTCAAAGACTTAGCGTCTGTTCTGCGCTTCCCACTTCTTGATCTGTCTTTGCCGTTCCGCTTCTATCCAATCCGACGTTGACATTGACTTGAGTGACCGGGGGTCAGTCGTATCATAACGCGGGCCTGAGTTTGACCGGGTAGCTGTGACAGGAGCAAGAGGTGCGGGCGCGGTTGAGGTTTTCTTAACCGGCGGATTATCGACCAATTTGGCCTCAATCTTTCCGATCTCTTTTGCCTGCAAAACTGGCGACAGACGGGAAATTCGGCTGGCTTCTTTTGGATTGGAGCCAAGAAAGTAGATTACCTCTGGGCCAATATCCGAAGCCTGAATCGCTTGAGCCATAACGTCCGTGACGGGAAGATTCGGGTTATACGCGACTTGTTCAAAGTCTTCGTATCGGTCCCTAGCCTCTTCTTCACGATCTTTATAGCCGTCTAAGATCGCCTGCTGCTGCTGTGCGGCCTCGCGCTGTGCCAGAAGCTCTTGAGCGCGCTGATTAGCCAATGCTTCCGCATAATGCTGAGCGTTCTCAAAATCATCGGGCGCAGGTGGAGGTGCGACGGGCTGTTGTCTAGCCTGTTGCTCCGCAAGCCGCTGGGCCTGCTCTCTTTCCCATTTGCGCTGTTCTCTTGCAAGGCGCTTGCTTACAATCGCGTCCAACTCTTCTTGAGAGAACGATTTTGTAGGCTGCTGTTCCTCCGGCGTCGCTTCCACAGAGTCCGGTGCTGCCGTAGCTTCCGGTTCCGGCGCGGGGTTGATCTCCGCTACAACCTGTTCGTCTTCCATTTTCACCTAGCTTTCCGGCCAGTCGGTTAATCGAAATTACTCTTCTTCGGCTTTGTCGTCAATAAGACCTTTACCGATCTCTTGAATCTTAGCCGCAAGCGGTAAAGCGTCGCCAGCGACGGCAAGGCCACCAGCCTTCGTTGCAATGTCGAGCAACTGTATGAGCTTCTGAAGCTCTTCTATCGTAAACATAACCTTCTCCAAGGTGTTCGCCCGGTGGAGAACTGACGCGGGCCGGGCGAACGTCCTCCCGCGCCAAGCTCATTAAGCCCAGGGCAGCGGAGGGCTGACCACGGGCGGATTGATCTGGTTAGTGATTTGCTGATCAAGCGCCGCAACCTGCGCCGCGAGCGTTTCAGCACCTAACGCTTCTTCAAGCCAGCCAATAACTTGTGCTTCTGTCAAATCGACATAGGGGGTAAATGGCGCTTTATCATCAAATCTAATAATCTGCGAACCAAATATATACGCCTCAAGCTGTCCATTTGATGCTTGACGACGCCAATGAATAGTCATCACAACATCAGTACCGCCGTCTTGATTTGAGTAGCAATCAAGTTGAGATATGAGCCAGCTATATGTGTTAGCCATCTTATGCCGCCGTTGTTACGTTTGTCCAAGTTGTGCTGCCGCTTGTATTTACATAAAAACGCGTAGACGTGCTTGATCCGTCCGATCTTAGGTAAATAGATCCTTGCGCGGCAGAAACTGTTGGCGCGCCTGATCCGTAATAGATGCCAAAGCCAGACGTTGTCCCAAATATCAATCGAGCCGATGTAGAACCGCCCGATGGTGTCGCTGTCGAAGCGCAAACATTAAGAACCTTCGCGGTATCTACGGAAAGAGCAAGCGTAAAACCTTCCAGAATTGCCCCTGTATAAAGAGAAAGACTATCTGAACCATACGTTCCAATTCGCCATTCTCTTCCGACACTATCATTGTTCAAAAAACGAAAATAAGCGTATTTACCTGATGCCGTTCCATTCCCAGAAGCAAGAAACGCCGACATGGAATTACTTGCGCCAGTTGTCGCAAAATATACGGCGCTGTCGCCTGTCGTTCTAACATCAAGTTTATACGCTGGTGAAGAAACACCAACGCCAAGGTTAGACCCGTCAAACACGAAGCCAGACGACGAACTAAACGCATTCGTCCCATTGCCATACGGAATGTAGCCCGCTGTTAGGCTCCCCAAGCCGGTGCCACCTTGCCCAACCGCAAGATACCCACTGGCGTTGAGGACAGCCAAACCGCTGGCGGCATTCGTATTATTGCCAAACGCCGTTGCTACGCCCGTGCCGAGCGCGCTCAGCCCCGTGCCGCCGCTTGACGCCGCTAGAGGCGTCGTGAGCGTCAGACTGGACGCCGAGACGGCGCGACCGGCGGTCACGTCCGCGATGGAGACTTTCTTGGTCGTCGATGACTGGACAATCGGTAAGACTTCCGTGCCGCCGAGAGGCGTCGTCGCAGCCGGAAGGGCGGAAATCTTTACGTCAGCCATCTATCTAGTCCTTAAAAGGAAGCAACGCGAGCCTGAAAGGCTTTGATTCGTTCGTCCAGCGCCACGCGGTCAGACTCGATCTGAGCTTTGGCTTCCGCCAGCTTAGCTTCGCGGCTGTCAACGGCGTCTTCGCGGACTTTAACTGCCGCTTCAGCCGCAGCAACCGACTGTTCGCGGTCTTTCAGCGCCTTTTCGGACGCCTTTTCGTTAGCCGCAAGCAGCTTAGCGCGAGCGTCAAGGTCAGCCTTGAGGATCTTGGCCTCGTCCTGCTTAGCCGCAGCATCAGACAGGATCGACGCAGCCTGTAACTTGGCGTTAGCCAGTTCTTCCTTGGCCTTCTCACGGTCGGCAAGAGCGTCTTCAGCGGCCGACAGCGCGCCCTGACGCTTGGCCAGTTCGTCGCGCAGCGCCGCCATCTGAGCCAGATCTTTCGGAAGCTGCTTGGTGAAATACTGAACGTAGTCAGTAATTGGAGAATCGTTAGAGATGTTCATAGCAGCCTCAGACGTAATAGCTAATGTTCAGCTTAGCGCTGGAAGTCTGTTCGATGAATTTGATCTTGCTCAGATCACCGTCATACTGGAGCGTCACGCCCGCAGCCAGCGGCATACCGACCGAGGCGGTTGGAGCCGTGCCGTCATCACGCCAGCGGACGCCCTGCGTTTCCGGCGTAATCAGCGCAAAATTGGCTTTAACGGTCAGGCCAGTCGACGGATCAATCGACGGAACGGTCAGACCGGAGGCCGAGCTAAGAGACGAGATCTGCTGATACCCCAGGCACGAGGTAATCGCTTTTAGGGTAGTAGCCACTCACATTCTCCTTCGTTCCGTAAATGACCGGAGCTCGATGTAGTATATATCTTCGTTGACAACATACGATATAGTAGCATCATTGCCAACTATCGAATAGTCGCCATTCAAGGCCACCATGACGCGGCCTAGGTCAACAGAGGCAACTTGGCCAGTTATGGCGTAGGAACCGCTGTTGACCGTTAAAACCCTGCCTTTAACCAGACTTGCCGACTGTCCCGTAACGCTATATGCGCCATAACTAAGCGATATAACCTTACTTTTCAATATGTTAGCAGTTTGGCCTGTGACCGTGTAAGATCCGGCCTGCGCTGTCGTAAGATACTGCACGACGGCGATGATGTAATCGCCGCTTTCGGTTACGAGATAGTCGCCGCCCTCCGTGAGTAGGAGGATATTATCTGACATATCATCACGTCGCCTGGAATACGCCGTTTGTGCCGTCCAGCGTCACCGTCACGGTTTCACTTGCGGCGACGGCTTGACTAGAGCCATAATCCCAATAGGCGACGTTCGTGCTAGTGGTCGAATCGACCAAAACCGCGTATTGGAACGAAAAACCAGCCCCCGAAGCCGTCCAAGTCGACGGGCTATTAAGCACCAGCTTGAACGTGCCGCCAGTCTGGCTAGATGACGACGTTGAAGCGGCGTTGCCGCCCGTCGTGTAGCCGTTGCCGTTGGCGACTTCGGTGATCGTGCCCGCCGCAGCGTTGACCGCCGTAGCGAGTTTGATGACCCATGAGTCGGAACCTGCGTTGATGTTCTCAAACAGGTTCTCGATGGCCGGCTGGAACTTGTTATAGCTTGCTGTCGGCATGGATTAGGCCAAAAATTTGAGTTTGTAGAGCGTCGAGAGATACAAACCCTCGATTTCGTCGATAATGTTCTGCAACGCCGTGTCTTCGCTGTATTCTTTGCGCTTTTTGCGCACTTCTTCCAGCGAATCTTCAAGAAACTCGACGACATTGTTGGTTTTCTTGGCCGAATGCAACGTAATCGGCCCAATTAGGCCGTATCGGCCCTGATAGGCTTCTGCCAGATCGTCCGCAAGGTCGATGATTTTCTCGTAAAACCCGCCTAAAGCCTTGTGCTTAGCGTAGGAGCGCGTGTTTAGATGCACAGAATGCGTCACGTCGCGCGCTAAGAACAAGTGTCCGATCAGATCCGCGCAGCTCATTGACCCATCTCCCGCATTGGCGCGCTACCCGGCACTAAATCGCCTGTATCGAGCGCCGCCGCTATCGTGCCCTGCACAATATCCTGAATTTGCTCTGGCGACAAACCAGCCTGCATAGCCGAAAGCCGTTTTGTTTCGGCCTCGTAAGCCTTGATTTGGCTATTTTGCTCGTCAATCGCCAATTTCTGCATTTCATACGACTGCATGAGCTGCTGAATTTGAGCGTTGGTCTGCTCCATCATTTGCGACATTTGAACGATTTGCTGCCGCATAGCCTGCGCTTCCGGCGATTCGTCCGTATCCTGAAGCACCTTCGGGTCGAGCATTTTTTCGAACCGCTTGGCCATCGTCTCCGCGCCAGGCCAGTCCATGTTCTTGACGAACAGATCGCCCGCGACGCCCCAAAGCGCAGGGTTCGTCTGGAGGATCTGGCCCATCGTGTCCATGGCCTCCTGCTTACGGGTCATGTAGCTGGGGCCAGACGACACATGCACGTCATAGGTGCCGACGTTCGGGTTGTAGATCTTCATGATCTCAATACCCTGCTCATCGACGATTTTACGCACCGCTTCCGGCTGGGCCGGATTGATGCGCGCCATGCCGACTTCGCCTTCGACATTGATGATGCGAGCGACGCGCTGCGTGTCATAGATCTTCGGGATCAGGTCGACGAGCTGACGAGCGACGTATTTTACCGCGCGTGCAAGGTTGTCGACATAATGATAAGTACTCGTGTCGCCTTGCCGCTCCCGAGCGAGGATCGCACGACCCGTCCGTTCATTGGAAGTCGCCCCAATGCTACTGTCGTATTGGCCAGTGGTCGATTTGATATCTTCGCCTGCGCCCATCTTGGCTTGGATAAGGCCCGTCTGAGCCATCGGAGGCTGGGCGCGTTCAGGTAGCGGAAGCGGGTTTCCAGCGCCGTCAGTAACATCAGGATTGACCTCCAGATACGGCCAGTTGTTTGTATTGGCCGTCTTCCAGTTGGTTTCGTAGCCTTCAAACTGGCCGCCATAGCCAATGAACGGCGCTTTGGGGGCCAGCGCCAGCATTTCTGCTTCTTGACTGACCCAGTAGTTATACATGCGCTGCGCGTCTTTGGCGTTGCGAACCAGACCACTAATGTAGATCTGACCGTCGACTTCGAACTCATTGCCGATCACGCGAATGACGGGGATGTATTTGCCTGCCCATTCACGCTCTTCCAGCACCTCATAGCCGTTAGTTTTGATCCACATGACCTTGCGGCGGTCGCTTTCACGGCTACGCAGCGGCTTCCCATAGGCGCTCTTTAGCCGACGATCCTCCGGCGTGCCATCGAACGCCGTGATGTTGTCGGGGTAAAGATTCAGCTTCGCCTTTTGCATATCAACGTAGAAATACTCAGCGATGCGCACCGTTTCTTGGCTGACCCACATGCTCAGCGTCTGATCGCCCACACCCTGCGACATCATGCCAGTCACAGGCGTTGCGTCAGGATACATGCGCTCGTATTCAGCCTTCGGAATGTCTTCCGTAATAAAGCAATAGTTCGCGTCCTGCCCGCATGGGTCTTGGATCATCGGGTCCATGTAGACGCTGAAGCTGCTACGCACGCGACCGATCTTAATGTCCTGCTCGAAAGAGTCCTCTTTCGTGTATTCCGTCAGGATGCGGATATAGCCTTCGCCGTAGGTGACTTGGTTGTCACAGGCCGTGTCATAGGCCACATCGGCGTCGGACATATATTCGATGTGCCGCACGATGCCGTCGAAGATCTCTGCGACTTCTGGGTCAGCGTTCTCGTCGGCAGGGATGACGCGCGCGGTCGGTCGGTTCTGGCGTTGCTCGTTCGTCACGAGGCGCACATGCTGCGGCAGCTTGTTGATCGTCAGGCATGGCCGCGCGTTGATCGTCTGACCCTGCACCGCGCCGCGTGTCGCCAGCACGTCCGCCGGCCATTGCCAAGCGTTGTCCGGCGAGCCCGCCATGAAGCGCAGGTCGTCTAACTCGTCTTCGCGCGAGTCGCTGTAGGCCGCCATCGCCACCGTGAAGCGGTGACGCATGGTCGCCAGACGGTCATCGTCCGGGTTGTCAGAGACTTTGCCAGCGGCGATTACGTCATCACTTGCCACAAGACTTGCCCTTGCTCATGGACGGCTTTTTAGCCGCGGCGCGTTTGGTCGAGTAGGCGATAGCAACCGCCTGTTTCGGCGGCTTGCCCGCTTTGATCTCAGCGGCAACGTTCTTACGGAACGCGTTCTTTGATGTTGACTTAACGAGCGGCATTATTTCTTCCTCGTCTTAGCAGATTGTTTGAACGCTTTAGCTGTCGGTGCGCCCTCAGCACCCGGCTTGCGCATCTTCTCGCCCGACCCGGCTTTGATGCGCGCCCGCTTCGCGTGGATTGCAGCATACAATCCGGGGCTTCCGGGTTTTTTCATTTGTAGGCCCCCACGGCAAGATCTTTGGCGTCGTCGCCCAAAAAGTCAGTAACGTCACGGCACAAAGCAAAAAAGTCTTCAAACCCAAAATCAGACTTCATGCGATTTATAGCCTGACACACTAACACAGTATTCTCAACCGTATATCCGACATTGCTGTCTATGCGCTCAATAGAAACAGTATTCAATTTACCCGCTTCCAGCGTCATGCGTCGTCCGCTATAAGCACAAAAACCTAACTGCTTATGCCAACAATCTACAACGTCTTGTATGTCAAGAGAAAACGCTTGCTTGCGTTTTGTTGCGCTATTTTTAGCGTTGCGCAAAAATATCCTAGCTCGACCTTCAATGGTAGCATTCTGCTTCTGCCGCGACCTTTCATTGCCTTCGGTGCAACAAGTTTTACACCAGCTATGATAGCCGTCCGAAGTCTGTTTATGTTTAAAAAACAGTTCAAACGGTTTGGTCTGTTTACAACGGAAGCACGTTTTCATGGGCACTTCCAACGCCGTAGACTAGCTTTAGCGCGTTCGCCATTTTTAGCTTTTGCCGCTACTGCGGACATTCTCGCGCAGAACGACTTCTTACGGCCCTCATCGGCCTTCGTCTTAGGATTAGGAGCCGGCGGCTTGAGCTTGCTGCCCGTCGCGGCGTTATACTTAGCCCGGCCCTTGGCCGTCAGCCCAGCGCCCGCCTTAGTCGACAGCTTCTCGCCACGTCCTACTGACAGCGATACCATCTAATGTCCCATCCATCCTGAAGAGGCTGCGTTGCCACCATACGTTACGCGCGGTCTGTTGTCTATGGGCCGCGCCTCCCTGTGCGCTACAGGATACGCGAACGTCACCGCGATAGCGTCAGCGGCGTCGGGGCTCGCCAGCCCTCGCGCCTTCATGTCTTTTTTGCTCTCTAGGAATATAGTCCCTTTACTGTCGGGCTTCATCATTGGCCCGGTCAGGTCGGACTTGAGGAAGCGGTCGTTTGGGATGCTGGCTGTCTTTAACCACTCCCGCATGGCGTGCCACATTTCAGCGCGCTTGTTTCCGAACATGATCGGTTTGCTGGAGCGTTGGCCAAAGTTGACGCCACGTATCTTATACCGCTGCTCCTTCAGCCGGTCGACCACGCCCGCACCTAGCCCGCCCTCGTCGATGACCACCAGCGCTGGCCGAAACTCTTCTATGATGTCGATGACCCTGCCGACCACCTCCATCGTGTCGTCGCCCCGGTAGCGGCGTATGCCGATGATGTCTCTGCCCTGTCGGATCGCGATGACCGTGGCGTCAGCCCCGAACCGTGCCGGGTCGACGCCCACGATTATCGGCGCTGTCTGATCCTGTGACGGCGGGCGTGTCTGCGCGTCCATGACCAGTGACGACGGTATGAACTGGTCATCCGATGCGTTCGGGAAGGCTCCGTAGACCTCAACATGCGCTTGGCTAGAGTCGGGTCCGTATTCGTCGATAATCTGCTGATAGACTGCCTTATCAGTGCCCTCCACGCTTCTGGCGTCAACAACCTTGTTTCGCCAGAAGTCGCGTTTGCTGTTGAAGCACTCGTAGAAGTATCCGCTGTTACGGCGGGGGTTGCTGAAAGCAAGCCAAAAACGATTAGGAGTGTTCTCTGTAAAGAAGCCACTGGCCACCGCCCAGATAGAGTCATCAATACCGCTGGCCTCGTCGAACACCAGCATGACGCCCGCGAAGTTGTGCACGCCCGCGTAACTGTCCGGGTTCTCGGCCGACCACAGCCGTCCCTCCACGCCCCAGTAGCGCGTGCCCAGCTTCAGATCCCGCTCAACTAATTCGGCAATCCACTTGGCCGGCAGCACTCGCGTCGCGCTCACCTCGAACCAATGGCTGTTAAGGCACATGCTGAGCCACTTGGTTATTTCGGCCCAAGTGACGCTGCGTAGCTGCGCCTCTGAGTTAGCCGACACGATGGTGGTCGAGCCGATCCGGGTCGTCAGCATCCAGATCACGAGCCAACTGACTAGGGCCGACTTGCCGATACCGCGCCCGGAAGACGTGGCCATACGGAAGGTTTCAAAGTCAACCTTACCGTTGTTTACGCGGATATGTTCTTTGAGATCCTGTAAGACCTCTAGCTGCCACTTGCGCGGGCCGGTGAAATGTTCCAGCGGCGTGCCAGCCTTACCCCACGGGAACGCCATCCTCACGAACGCGACCGGATCGTTCTTCACCTGCGCCGACCATAGGGTCGCCATCAGCTTCTGTTCGTCTTCGGCGCTATATATTGGAACTTGCATTTGCAAACCTATGGTATTTCAGTTCGGCCGCTTTACGCGCGGCTAAAGCGTCTTCTTTATTCTTAAATTGGCCAAGAAATATCTGTTGTTTATTTAGAGAAATCCTAGCCCGCCAATACCCGCGCTTAAAGGTCACGCCTTTATCCTGCCGCCGGGTATTCTGCATGTTTTCGCTGCGGGTGACTACGCGCAGATTACAAATCCGGTTATCGTTCTTAACCCAGTTAATATGGTCTATCTCGCCGTCAGGCCATTCACCATGAACATAGAACCACGCCAGCCGGTGCG